ATCCGCTGGATCGAGCGGAAGATGAACGAGTATCTCAACCGAACTCTCAAGACGGATAAGGTTGACTACGTCATCGCTTCGGATACCGATTCGATTTACGTCAACATGGAGCCTCTATCACGCCTGGTTGAATCAGACGACACTATTGAGATTGTAAAGGCAATTGACGCTTTCTGCGAGCAAAAGATTCAGAAAGTTATCAACAAGTCCTACGAAGAGCTTGCGGATTATATGAATGCGTACCAGCAAAAGATGTTTATGAAGCGAGAGACCATCGCAGACAAAGGCATCTGGCGCGGTAAGAAGATGTATATTCTCAATGCCTGGAACATTGAGGGTGTGCAATACAACGAGCCTCAGCTGAAGATTCAAGGCATCGAGGCTGTTAGATCTTCAACTCCGAAGGCATGCAGGTCTAGCATCAAGGAAGCCATCAAGCTGATCATGAACGGCGATGAGGCAATGGTTCAAAAATATATCGCCGATTTCAAGGAAAGGTTCATGCAGCTGCCTTTTGAAGACGTGGCTTTCCCGCGTGGTATGAAGGGTCTCAATAAGTATAAGGATCGCTCGACGATCTACATCAAAGGGACTCCGATTCACGTGAAGGGAGCTCTGCTGTATAACGATCTGTTGAACCGTAAGGGTTTGACCCGTAAGTATCCTTTGATCGGCGACGGTGATAAAATCAAGTTTGCCTATCTCAAGACGCCCAACATTCTAGGCGACACGGTGATCTCAGTCGCCGAAGACCTACCTAAGGAACTAGATCTCCATCGGTATGTCGATTATAATATGCAATTCGAAAAGGCATTCCTCGATCCCATCAAGTCGATCCTAGAGATCATCGGCTGGGATACGGAACAACGTAGCAGCCTGGAGTCGTTCTTTGGCGAAGTATGACTATGGTGGCGGGTGTCCGTGTGGTCTATACCGAGAGTGTATCCCGCAGTGCGAAAATCATCACCCGTCTATTTTAGACGCGGCAAAAAAAGAGCAAGAAAAGAGAAAGAAAATGGCTGAACAAGAACACGATTTTGGCTTCACGTTTGCGAACGAAGATGATTTCACTAAGGTAGAAAGAGTTGTTGATCAAGAGAAGCTCAAACAGCTTCGAGATATGATCATGCCTTTGCTTTTGAATCTGAAGAAGAATCCAGAGAAAGATATCATTCAGTGGCCAGGTAAGGATCGTATCAAGAGTGTTGATGCGTTCATCAAGAAGATGGATAAACTGCTTGACTAATCTTGCCTTTGACGGTATAATGAAGTTCCAATAAGGAGAAACATATGTCACTACGAGAACGCCTGATAAAAAACAGCACCATTGATTTTACTGCAACTTTGACCGATTCAAAGATTTTCGGCAAGAAGGATATGATTCCTACTCGAGTTCCTATGATCAACGTCGCTCTTTCCGGTAGGATTGATGGCGGATTGACTCCTGGGCTTACGGTTCTTGCTGCGCCATCAAAACACTTCAAGACCGCATTTAGCTTGCTGCTGGCTTCTGCATTTTTGAAAGCGAATCCGGATGGTATCATCCTATTCTACGACTCAGAATTCGGTACGCCAGAATCTTACTTCACCTCATTCGGCGTACCACTAGATTCCGTGGTCCATACACCCATCACTGATATCGAGCAGCTCAAGTTTGATGTGATGCATCAGCTGAGTGAGATCAAGCGTAATGATAAGATCATGATCATCATTGACTCGGTCGGTAACCTGGCTTCGAAGAAGGAAGTTGAGGATGCGATGAAGCAGAGCTCTGCTGCTGACATGACTCGCGCGAAGCAGCTGAAGTCTCTGTTCCGTATGGTCACTCCTCACCTGACTCTCAAGGACATTCCTATGGTCGTGGTCAATCACGTCTATATGACCCAGGAGATGTATTCTAAGGCAGTCGTCAGCGGTGGAACTGGCATCTACTACTCAGCTGACAACATCTGGATCATTGGTCGTCAGCAGGACAAGGATGACAAGGAGCTTCTTGGCTATCACTTTGTTATTAACATTGAGAAGTCTCGCTACCTCAAGGAGAAATCTAAGATTCCTATCACTGTCAGTTTTGATTCGGGTATCAATAGGTGGTCTGGTATGCTTGACCTGGCTCTAGAGGGTCAATTCATTGTAAAGCCAAAGCAAGGCTGGTATGCACGTGTTGATCAGGAAACTGGTGAGATCATGGGTAAGAACTATCGTGCGGCTGACATCATTGATAACAGTGACTTCTGGAAGGCAATCCTTGAAGAGACTAGGTTCGCAGAATGGATCAAGGAAAAGTATTCGCTTGGACAAGGAGAGATGATTCGCGATGAAGAATGAATGTATCAAAAACACTATTTCCAGCGAGACTGGAAATGTCCGACACTCGACGATTTACAAAATGGACAAAGGTTTTCTCGTGGAGTTCTACGAGAATGACGTTCTGATGGGAACCAGAGAAGTGGTTGATCATACTCTGCGATACGCGGAGGATATGTCAGAGAATTACGTGTTGGGTATTCTAAAATTAGAAGGGAGTAACGATTGAGCAGTTTTGAACAAGTCATATTCGGTAACCTAGTCTTTCGTGAGGACTATGGTAGAAAGGTTATCCCATTCCTAAAGAAGGAGCATTTTCAAGACCGTGATGATAAGGTTCTTTTCGAGCTCATTGAAGGTTATGTACTGAAGTATAATCGCTTTCCAACCAAGGAAGCTCTCGCTATCGATCTCGTTAGTATGAATGGGATCAACGATGATCAGGTCAAGACTATCGTCAGTAACATAGAGGTTCTAGACTACGACCCTAAAACCGAGCTTGAGTGGATTGTTGATAAGACCGAGAAGTTCGTTCAGGAACGTTCGGTCTATAACGCGATCATGCAATCCATTCAGATTCTAGATAACAAGGATCAGAAGAAGGATAAGGGTAGCATTCCTCAGATCCTTTCTGATGCTTTGGGAATTAGTTTTGATACAAACATCGGTCACAACTTCCTTGATGATGCTGACTCTCGCTACGAGTTTTATCACCGCAAGGAATCTAAGGTTCCATTCAACCTAGACTACTTCAACCGTATCACTAAGGGCGGTCTGCCGAACAAGACACTAAACATCGCGCTCGCGGGAACGGGTGTGGGTAAGTCTTTGTTCATGTGTCACTGCGCGGCTGGCAATCTGCTTGATGGCAAGAACGTTCTGTATATCACTATGGAAATGGCTGAGGAACGCATCGCCGAGCGTATTGACGCTAATCTCATGAATGTTAGCATGGATGAGCTCTGTGAGATGAACAAGGAAACCTATGACCGGAAGCTTGAACGCGTAAAGAACAAGACGACTGGTAAGTTGATCATCAAGGAGTATCCTACAGCTGCAGCTGGTTCAGCTAACTTCCGTCACCTGATCAATGAGTTGAAGCTGAAAAAGAACTTTAGCCCAGAGATAATCTACATCGACTATCTGAACATCTGCGCTTCGTCTAGAATGAAGTACGGCAACAACGTCAACTCCTACATGTATGTGAAGGCGATTGCTGAGGAGCTTCGTGGCTTGGCAGTTGAGTTCAATGTTCCAATCGTTTCTGCAACCCAGACCACTCGTTCTGGTTTCGGTAACAGCGACGTGGGTCTTGAAGATACTTCCGAGTCGTTTGGTCTTCCGGCGACGGCTGACTTCATGTTTGCTCTTATTACGTCCGAGGAACTAGAAGGTCTCGGTCAGATTATGGTCAAGCAGCTGAAGAATCGATACAACGATCCTGCATCGTATCGTAGGTTTGTTATTGGTATCGATCGGTCTAAGATGAAATTGTTCGATGTTGAACAGGATGCTCAGGAAGGGTTGGTTGACGATCGACCGGTAATGGACAAAACTGACTTCGGCGAACGTGATAGCGATTTCTATAAAAAGAAGTCTAAGTTTGGTAAGAAAGATTTTGAAGGATTTGCATGATGAATTACAAGATTATGAAGAGCGGTGAGGCTTGGGATCTACTAGAAACTCGAACTGAACAAGTCATTGGAACTTATCTCACGGTTCAAGATGCTCAAGTTGCTAAGACCAATTTCAATCGTGGGTATGGGTTTGATGGCTGGACTCCAGCATTCATGCTTGAAAAATATTTTGTTGAACCGAAAAAAAAGTCGCGTATTTCGACTAAATAAAATCAAGGCAGTTCTATGCGAATCTAGACGCAATGAGGCACAGAGGGTAATACCGAAGGAACAGTCGGGAGCACGGTGGGGTTCCGCCCGACATTACTGCGAAAAAAGAGGGGTTGGATCGGAAGGTCCAACCCTTTTTTGTTTATAAATAGTTGAAATGACACAACTAGTTAGGGATTGATATGGCGGCGCAAGAGGGATTTCTTTACGAAGAGAACGCATACGAAGCTCTAGGAAAATACAATATAAGCACTGGCGGAACTGCCGGAGCTTCACACGACAAACCAGATTTGACTATAAAAAAAGGAAATACAACTGCAGGTTGTGAGCTGAAGATTTCACAAACTGCTGCTGGTAGTCTTGTTATGAAATATTACAATGGAAAATGGTCTTTTGGCGATTACACAGGTGATCCAGAAAAAGAATTCATGTATGCTTTAGCAAAAAAAAGCAATTTGCTCAGAGAAATGAATACTTCTGGTGCTGCAGGAAGGAACTGGAGAGGTAAAACCCCCGCTTTGCAAAATAACGCAGCTGGTGCAAAAATTGTAGCTCCAGGTTTCAAAGATAAAAGAGAAGCTTATACCTATGATCTAAAACAATTTGGAAAAGACAACGAAATTCATATCGATGTCGGCGGTAAAGCAGTTTCTGATTATTATAATGAAAAGAAATGTCATTACATAAATGTCGGAACTCACGGATTTTATTTGTTGAACGGCTCTGACCCTTTAAAATTGAGTAGTACTCTCACTAAACAAGGTTTGACATCAATACCAGATTTTTCAAATGCCGCAAAATGCAAAATAAGAGTTCGTTGTCAATACAAAGGCGGTGGAGACTATCAGTTTGTTATGACTTTACAGTTTTATGGAATATCGAAATCGCCATACAATCTTTGCCCATTATCGTCGGGTAGTAAATCACAAATTGACGTTAGAAAGTTATCTACAGATCCAATCCTTAGAGCGTTCATGTAATGTTAACATTCTCTACATTCCTAGTTGAATCTCTCGATGTTGACAAACTAAAACATCTTGAACATGCTGAGGATCATATCATTCATGGAGGAGATGCGGGTGTTGCGCATGCTGCCGACAACCTAGATGATCTTCACAGCCTTCTTACTGGCGGTAAATCTAAGTCTAAGATCACAACAAAGTATGACGGTTCGCCTTCAATTGTGTTCGGTATCAATCCAGAGAATGGTAAGTTTTTTGTAGCCTCGAAGTCAGCATTCAACAAAAATCCAAAAATCAACTACACAGATAAAGATATCGAGCAGAACCACGGTCATGCTCCTGGTCTTGTTGCTAAGTTGAAAGTGGCTCTTGCGCATCTTCAAAAAGTTATGCCGAAAGAAGGTGGTGTATATCAAGGCGATTTTCTTTACGAGAAACCAGATGTTCAAGATGAAAACGACAAATACAAGTTTGCCCCCAACACGATTACATATTCAGCCGATAAAGACAGCGCACAAGGTAGAAAGATAGCAGCTTCTCAGATAGGATTTGTTGTTCATACGAAATACAAAGGAAAAAATCTTGCCGATATGAAGGCAGGATTCGATGTTGATCATTCAAAGTTCAAACAAGACCCAGACGTAAACCTAGTCAATCCAGAAGTCAACGATACGAGCAAGTCAAAATACACTAAAGCTATGCAAGCTGAATACGCTAAACATAGAGAAGCTGCGGATGAAGCATACAGAAATACCGGTACTGACATTCTAGAATCTCTAAGCAAACACGATACATTCATCAAACCATACATCAATCAAACCGTTAGAGACGGAACTACACCAAACGTAAAAGATTACATGAAGTTTCTTGAAGACAAACGAAACAAAGAAACAGAGAAACTGAAGACAGAAGCAGCCAAAGAAAAGAAAGCTGGCGCATATAACGAACTCATAGACGACCTGAAAACAAACGAAGAAAAATACAAGTCAGCTTTCGATCTCCATCATCATCTACAAGCCGCAAAAGACATTCTGGTAAAAGCTCTAGGCAACCCTACAGAGTTTGAAAACACGGTCGGCGGTAAACAGGTCAAGCCTGAAGGGTTTGTTTCAATCAGAGACGGTAAACCTACGAAGCTGGTTGATAGAGCAGAGTTCAGCAGACTCAATTTCGCTAACAACAGAGGTAAAGGCGAACCGGACGCCACTCCGACAGAAGAAGGCGATAAGGAACATGTGTTCGCTTTTGGTAGAATGAATCCTCCTACCGTCGGTCACGGCGCTCTGGTTGATAAAGTCAGGGAACTAGCAGCTGCTAAGAAAGCAGGTCATTCTATCGTTATCTCTAGCTCGCAGGATCCAGAGAAGAATCCTCTGACTCCCGAGCAGAAACTGAAACACGCCAAAAGATTTTTCCCAGGAGCTAATATCACTGCGGCAGATGACGATGCTCCGACTTTCATCGAACAGCTGAAGAAGCTTTATAAACAAGGCGTGACTCATGCGACCATGGTTGCTGGTTCTGACCGTGTCGATGAATATAAGAAGCTGTTAGATAGATATAACGGTCCGAACGGAGAGTTCAATTTCAAAAAGATTGACGTTGTTTCAGCTGGCGAACGCGATCCGGATGCTGAGGGTGTTGCAGGTATGTCTGCATCAAAGATGCGCGCCCACGCTATAACAAACAGATTCGGTGAGTTCAAGAAAGGTATTCCTCCTCACGTCCATCCCGAGCATGCGCGCGAGATGTTCAATGATGTTCGTAAAGGTATGGACATTCAGATTGGACCCGAGACTTCCGGTATATCACTATCACGTTACGCTAAACGTAATGACCCAATTGGAGTAAAAGCTCGCGCTGAGGTTGAGCGCAGACAACGTATGAAAGCTATGAAGAAACCAGTTAGAAAACCGAAAGCTGTCAAACAAAAAACGACTGTAGCCGAAGAGACCGACGATTTACTGAGCAGAGTGTTTCAGAGATTGAAATCTCGTTAGAGCGCAAAAACTATAGCCAATCGTTTTTTATAAATACATCAAAACTGGAGCCATCAATGTCAGACAAACCTTGGAATCACGAAGTCCCGTCTAAAGGGAAAAGTATGTCAAGCTCTCAAGTCAAGAGCGCGAAAGCACGCGCGCGAGCAGCTGGTCGCCCATATCCAAATCTTGTTGACAATATGGCTGCAATGAAAGAAGATAGCGTCGACGAGGCATGCTGGGACGGATACAAGAAAGTTGGCATGAAGAAGAAAGGAAACAGAATGGTTCCTGATTGCGTTCCAGAAGCAGTTTCGCCAGCGCAACAAGCAGCTATTGCTATCTCTATGAAAAAGGCTGGCAAGAAACCAAAAGATATGAAAGAAGATGCTGAGGTTCATTCAAAAAATAAAATGAAGCCATCTTCTAGATTCGAAGGTTCTAAAGAATTGGTTGACACTTATAAGAAAGACACTCCAGGACAGTCAACACACAGAATTGTAAAAAAAGTTATCGAGGAAGTTCTCTATGAGTGTAATGGTAATTGCACTTGCGGTAAGAAGCCTCCGGTCACAGAAGCCGAATATCAGGGTCATCAGGTTACTCTCAACAAGCCGATGGCTGGCGACGTAAAGAAGTCAAAAGTTTACGTTAAGAACGAAAAAGGCAACGTCGTAAAGGTAAACTTCGGCGATAAAAATCTTAGTATCAAGAAGAATATTCCAGCACGCAAACGTTCGTATTGCGCTCGTTCAGGTGGTCAAGGCAACCTGAATAAAAAAACAAGCGCGAACTACTGGTCAAGAAGAGCCTGGAAATGTTGAGTTTCAAACAATATTTGAATGAAGCATCACTAAGTAAAACAGAAAAAGATTTGTTCAATCGAGCTCACGGTCATCCACAAAAAATGGTATCAGTGACTCATGAAATAAGTCACAACCCAAGAAAAAACAGAGAGTTGGAAGCAGCTCACAACTTGGTTAAGAAAGGTCATTTCAAACTGGCTTCGCAGTCTGGTAGTCGCGATCGCGAACAAAAGAGTAGAGCTAGTAAGAACAGATCATATGTGACGCATGTATTCAGACTAAACGAACTGAG